GAAATAATCCACTCAAGTTTCTTCTTTTCCATTGTAGATTTTATAAAGTTCCTCTAAACAATATAGGTCAACTTGAATATTATGAATTGATGATCTTGGGTATTCTGGAAGCTTATTCAAAAATATAATAAAAGATTTTAGAACTGACCAAAGATCTTTATCTATTTTAAAAAATAACATAGGTGTAGCAGCCTCACCAAAAATATTATAAAGAACAATAAAATGGTTTAAAATCAGGTGAGTTTTAAGTTCACCTGATTTTTTATATCGTTTCAAAAGTCTTTTGATGTATTTAAAATGATTTAAATCTTTGTCAAAATCTTCTTTAGTGACTGCTTGAGGATTTTCATAATTTTTAATAGCAAACAAAAGGAAATTGTCCTCATTCAATTCATTAAAAAACATATATTATCAAACCGTTGGATCTGCATCATAGATAGGAACATTTCCAGTCTGAATGCCAGACATTGCGACTAGAATCTCTTTCTTAACTCTAAGATTACCTTCAGCATCTTTATAGGTAGTAACTCCAACCCAACCAGCACCAATTTGGTATACTGTTGATCTAGCAGCACCTACACCTTCAGTAGAAACACCAGCAACATAAGTATTACGAGCACCAGTTACACGAGTGAACGTAATAGTTGCTCCAGTAGTAATACCCGCAGAAATTGTAGAACCAAGAGAAACAGTTGTAGCACCAATTGAAGAAACTACTGCGCTAACTCCACCACTAGCAGTAAGAGTATCTGTAACAAGAATTCCAGTTGTGCTAGCCACAGCAACAATGCTGGTTCCGATTGATGCGCCAGGTGCAGAAGCAGTGGTTACAACTGCATTAATTGTTTCGCCTGAATGTTCGTGCTTCTGACTATAGAAAACATCATCAACTGTATACTTTGGTTGTTCATTTATAGTGTACTGAGCACCAGAAATGGTAGCTCCACTAAGACCATTAGTTGATCCAATTGATAGTTGAGTCGTACTTGCAATACCAACAATTACAGCATCACCATAATAAATTCCGCCGACAACTGCACCAAAACGAATAACGTCTCCAGTTGCTGCAGCACCAACGTTTCCAAACGTTGTTCCACTTCCGGTTACGACACCAGTTTGGTAATCTAAAGATACTGTGCCACCAGAATGAATGTTATCATTGTCTCCCCAGAGTGCCATGTCTTTCTTCCGTAAAATTATTTGCTAATAATATTTATAAAAAAAGGAGATCTTACTTTTGATCTCTCTTATTAAGAATTACTTTTAGAAAATGAGTAATTAAATCAAGTAATCCATTTTCCTCAAATCTTTTTGTTTTTGCCAACCACTCAGAAGCAGTTAACAAAAGACCAAGAACAATGGTTACTCCCCAATTAGTTACAAAGCAAGTAATCATGCTTGTGGCGTAAAGAGTTTCTCTTTAACCAACTCAAGAACTACATCATCAATACTATTATCAGTAGACTTCACATACTTAGCCAAAAGTTCAATAACAAGGTTTTTAACTGCCGGATGTGTAGCGATTGAAATAAGAAGTGGTTTTACTACTGATACTACTGCTCCCATGATGACCTCCGAAGAAATTCAAAACTATTTAGAGAATCAAGCAGTAATTGAAGGATCTATTCCTTTAGGAGAAGATTTAAGTGCTTGAAGTTTTCTTTGAAGGATTTGAATTTCTTGTTGCTTTACTCTATCTTGTTGCTGTTGCATTTTCTTTTGTTGCTGATCTGGTTTCTGTTGAGAAGATTGAGTCTCAAGTGCTTGTTCTACAATTTTTTTAGTCATTTTATCAATTAATATATCTTTAATTGCCTCTTCTTTTGTTTGAACTTTTTTAGGAAGTCCTTCATGAGAAGTTTTAGCAAAATCGCGAATTTTCTTTTCACTCATCGTATCAACAATTTTAAGAACTTCAGCACTTACTCCAGATCTTGAAGTTTCTCCTCTCTTTACCGAAAGAGCAAGTCCAAAAAGTCTTTGCTGATCTTTACTTACTGACATTTCAGAAAGTTGATAATTTTCTTTTTTGAGACTCTTTAGTAAATTATCTAGTTTTCCATCAGTGTCATCTTGATCATCTGCTGGTTTTGGTTTTGATTTTGATTGTGCTTTTGGTTTTGATTGTGCTTTTGGTGCTTTCTTTGCACTCTTTGCAGTTTCTTGCTTTTCTTTTTCCTTCTGATATGCCTCTTCTCCACTTGATGATGGTTTGAAACTACCAAATCCTTTAGTTGATACTGTTCTTGTTCTTGTTCTTGTTCTTGTTCTTACTGTTGGTTCTGATTTTGGTTTATCTGCCGCAGGTTGTCCTACTCTTGGATTTTCAGAAGTTCCTACAGGTACTTTTGATTCTGGTTTTGGTTTTGGTGGAGTCACATCTCTAACAGAAACTCTTTGAACTGGTTGTTCTTTTTTAGATTCAGAAGAACCAGCAACCTCTACTCTTTTTCCTCCACCAATACCACTACGTGGATTTGAAGATCTTACGCCTGCCTTTGAATGAACTGCACTTGGGGTTTCCTTTTCCATTCTACGAGCAACACCAAGTGCTCCTCGCGCAACTTTTCTTGCTCCTTTTGAAATGACTCTCTTTAGTCCACTCTTAAGTGCAGATCCAATTCTTCCAAGCAATCCAGGTCTCGAAGATCCAGAACCTGATGAAGATCCACTAGAAGAACTAGAAGATCCTGAAGAATTAGAACTAGATGAAGAACCCGAAGACCTTGAAGAATCAGAACCTGATGAGGATCTTGAAGAATCGGATGAAGATCTCGAAGAACCAGAAGCACCATGTCTTCCTCTCTTGTACCCTGCGCCCAATTCTCTACCTACTGCTTTAGCACCTCTCACAGCAAGTCCACCAAGATATCCTGCACCGCGAACAAGTTTTTTGCCAGTGTTTTTAACAGCAGTCTTTACTTTTTCTAATCTATCACTTTTTACTTTAGTATCATGCCCAAGAGTTACTTTTGCCTCACTTAAAATCTGAGATGATATCTCAAGAGACTCTAAAAGAATATTTTCAATATTTAAGATATCATAACCTTCTTGAATACATTCAAAAAATACTTCTTCTACAACTTCTTCAATTAATTGATCGTTTAAAAAGAAAATATCAGATTCTGAAAGATCATCAAAAACATCTTCAAAATCTTCAATCTCAATCATTTCAATGAGAGTTCCACCAAGATTTTTTACTGCTTCTGGAATTTGAATTCCAGATCCAATAGCACTCGTTTTAATTTTATTTTTAATATTTTTTTCTTTAATTTGAGTATCTAATTGAACATCAGATATTACTTCAGAAAGATCATCTCTCCAATTCGAAAAACCTTCTTTTATTTTCTTTTTTCTCTTAAACTTACCAGAAACTTCTCCCGGTTCATATCCAATATTATCACCATCATCATCCCACCAACGCTTAATTTCTTTTGCTTCTTTTACTTTTTTTCTCTTAAACTTACCAGAAACTTCTCCCGGTTCATATCCAATATTATCACCATCATCATCCCACCAGCGATTTACCTTAGGTTTTTTTACTTCATCAAGTTTCTGATTGACGACTTGATTTAAATAAAGATCATTAATATCTTTTACAATATTATTATCCATTAGAATAAGTTCTTTCTTTTATTTTTCTATACTTATTTATGAAATTAATCCCGTATGCTTTTCCACCATATTGAAGATTTTTCTTTCCAGTTCCAATGGCACCTGGAGTTTTACTTGCATAATTTATAAATGTTCCTTTTGCTCCGACTAAAGTGGTTGGATGATTCTTATCTCTCATAGGACTATCCATTTTAACCTCAGTATATTCTGTTAGATCTTTAATCCAAGATTTAAACATATACCCTTCTTCAGTTACGCAAATTAGATGATTAGTTCCTCTACGCATTACCTCACCAATCAATCCACTATTTAAATTTTGTATTTTATCGCCGATCTTAAAAATTTTACCAGTTATATAATTTTCACGAAGATTTTTCATATCATATTTTGGAGCAATTTCCCAAAGATTATAACTTTCTTTTTGGTCTTTTGTTTTTTTGATTTTCATTCCTTGACGAACTTGATCAAATAATGCTTGCGTTTCAGCATCATTAAGTGTTTTTGGAGTACCTCTTCTAAAAGTTGAAAAATCATTATCCACTACTGCTTTTCTCATTTTAGATGCAGACATTCCCATCACACCTGTTGCTTCAGAATCTCTAACTCCAGAAGAAATTACACGAATTAAATCAAAATTATAAAGATCCCCATTATATTTCTGAGAAAGATTTTCAAATTCTGATTGGCGATCAGATCCACATACAATATTAATATTTGAATATCCTTCTTCCGAAGCAGACACTAATACATTAAATATTGTTTTCATTTTAGGATCATCGATGATATTATCATCATATTCAGGAAACATCATTCTCATATATTGAATCTTAACTTCAGGACTTAAAGGATTTTTCTTTGGGTCTTGAGTTCTTGAAGGATATATTTTTAGATCTCCACCGACTGATACCTTTTTTGCCATATTAAAAGTTTTATCATGTCCAACTGTAGGTGGATTGAATCTACCGAATACAATAGTAAGTGTACCACCTTCTTCTGGAACTTGCTCTTTAGAAGAAGATCCTTGAACTTTTTGTAAAGGAGATGCTTGCGCTTTTGTCGTTTGTGATTGTGTTGCAATCAATGGTTGTTGATTTTTTTCTGATGATTCCGGCTGTTCTGCTTGTCTACCGTCAAGAAATACTAATTTTCCACCTTCTGTTTTTGCTACCATTTTACCGGAGCGATTCAACCATCCACCATGACCATCGCCAGTCAATCCCAGTTTTTTAGCCTGAGAAGATGCTTGCGATGTTCTTGCCTCGGATAAAAATCGTAAAAAATTTTTCATATACCTTGCTTTATATTTTTATTTATTTTTATCGCTTTCTTTATATTTATGCTTCAGCATAAGGAAATTGAATCCTTATTGCTGGAATGCAAATCCAGAGTAATAACCGTTATACGAACACACCAATAGAAGATATTATAAAACCCGCTCAACTAAAAGTTAAGCGGGTTAGAGCAACCTTCCGATTTATTTATCAATCACAAGAAGAATCAAGAATGCTATTTCTCCACTCTTCACTCATGTTTACCATAATTTCCTCTGCAGACTCAACAGTATCTGCATACCCTTCATCAAGTAGGTGCTCAAGAACTACATCATAAAGATCCACTCTTTCTTCAACTAGATAGGACTCGACAATTTCTTCCAACTCATAATCACTGAATGACTCAAAAACTTCAACTGCTTGTTCAAAAGTTTGTGCATAACCTTCATTAATTAGATCCTCAAGAATCATTTCTGCAAGAAGATCAAAGTCTTCACCTAGTCTCTTAGCAAGTCTTACATTTTGAGCAGCGGTTTGCATACCTCTCTGCTGCGGGGTAAGAGTCTTTCCTGACTTTGTTTTGCCAACGGGAGGAAGTGCTCTTACAGGTGAAGAAGATACGTCATCACTTTTCTTCCCAACACCTACATTCCTATAAGGAGCAGGAGATCTTGGACCTTTTGGTGCTGGTGTTGGACCTTGTTGAGGTTTAAATGTTCTGTTTACATTCTGTCCACCAGGTCTCCATGTTGGTTTTGATTCATCACTTTTTGCTTCTGGTGCTGAACTTTTTTGAGGTTTAAATGTTCTGTTTACATTTTGTCCGCCAGCTTTCCATGATGGTTTTCTTTCAAATTCAGAAGTATCTTTACTTCTTTCAGCAGAAGCTTGGCGTCTTGCTGCTCTTCTCATTTGACGACCAGTTGTTCTTGCTTGCGCCTCTCTTCCTGCTTCTCCGCTCAATTCTTTTTTAGCAGCAGATGCACCTGCTTTTGCGGCACGACCTAGTTTACCCAAAAATCCTTTTACTTTTTGTGCTGCGGATTTTACTTTTGCACTTGCTTGACCAACTCTAGCAGATGCGGAAGTTCCAGAAGAACGTGCAGGAGCTGCTAGTCTTTCGCCAGTACGTTGAGCTGCCTGAGCAATTCTACCAATTCTTACTTGTCTTTGTCTTTCTGCAGTTTTTGCTACTTTGCTTGGTCTTTCGGAACTTGCAGTAACTCTTGCAGAACCAGATGGTCTATCATCATCAGAAGAAGTTACTCTTGCTTCAGATAGAACATAATCCAAAGAATCAAAACACTCATTGATATCAATATCTCCAGATACAAAAAGATCTTCCATTACCTGATCAAGTTCATTATCACTTAGATCATCAATGAAAGAAAGATCTTCCTGAATTGAAGAAGATTCTAATTCATCTCTTAGATCTTCATCATAAACAGCAGCGTATGCTTCATAAAGAGATACAATGTCTTTGGAGTTCATTTTGTTGTACTTATACTACTCTATGGATATTTATAATATTATCCTCTTGTACCATATGTTCTTCCAGTTCTTGAGATATTAGTTCCTCTTCCGCCAGCAGTTCCTGCTTTAACATATCTGTTTTGAGTAATAGTATCTCTTTCTCCTGGAAGATCAGTTCTTTGAACATCACTAGTAGTTCCAACTCTACTTACTACATCCCTTGGTTTTGAAGCATAACCACCAACATATGAATTTGGGTTTGTCTTTGGTTTTGGTTTATCACTGGTAGCAGCACTTATTTTTGCTTGTGTACCTGCTTGAAGTTCACCAGCACGTACATTTAATTCTTTAAATTTTTCCATATCACCTCTCTGCATTGCTTGTCTGGCCTGCGCTCTTAATGCTGCAATTTGAGAAGAAGCATTTTCTGCTTCTGCAATAAATTCTGAGAAGGTTTTCATTTTTAATTGTTGTCTTTTTTTTATATTTATTAAAAAACCCCCAAAAGGAGGTTAATAAAAAATTATTTAATTATAGACTTAATTTCTTTATCAATATCTTGAATGACTGAACGAATATCAGTAATACGAGGAGGAACACTCACTTCGTTATAAGTATATCCTTTCTGCGAATCAAAAAGAACTTGCCTAACTGCTGCTGCAGCACGAGCATCCATTTTAATTGTTACTTGTTTTTCTTTAGTCATAGATCTCCTTTTACGCGATTTTCAGAACGCTCAATACTAAATGCCCCATCAGGATAACGAGCAGTCAGTTTTTCAAAGTTCATTTGAATCACTTCTTCAAGTGAAATATCAAGACCAAGACATGCCTGAGAAACATACCACATAATATCACCAAGTTCACGCTTCAAGTGAAAGATATTTTCTTGATTTACTGGTTTGCCTTGAAAGACAATCTTTTTTACAATCTCAGTAAACTCACCTGCTTCTGCACTCATTCCAACGGCGGCAGTAAGCAATCGCTCAGTATGAAACTCTTGCTCTCGCAGTTCCATAAGACGATCAATAAAAGGAGTGTGCTCCTTACTGGGTTTTGATGTAGTTGTATCGACAAACTCAACGTACTTATTAAGGTCAATAGTCATTAGAATTTAAATCCCTCAAACGATTTTTTAGGTTTCTTTTCTTCGTAATCATACTCTTCATCTTTCCCATTGTCAAGGATATCTTGTTGAGCAGATTGTTCGCAGTCATAAAGACGCATTTTTGCTCGATCGATGCCAATCACGAAACGCTTATGAATGGTAGGATCATTATAACGATTCTTGAGTTGCTTTACAAGAATTTGTCCAAGTCCTTCAAGTTCTTCTGTAGAAATCAATGCAAACATTAAGTCAGCAGTAGCAGGAAGACCGAATGATTCTGAAGTATCAGTCAACTCAACATCAGAAGAACCATAACCAGAACGAGTTGTCTGAGTGGCACTTACAATAGGAACATTAAATTCTACAGCAAGTCCACGAAGTTCTTCTGCAATTGCTTTTACAAATGTATAAGAATTAATGTTTGCATTTCCGCGATACCTAGAAGAAGAACAGATATTAAGATAATCAATGAAAATAATATCAGGTCTAAACGACTTTTTAAGAGCAAGTTCATTAAGAAGTGACTTGAAGTGTCCTGCATGTGCAGATGCAGTTGGATACTCTTTAATAATCAAAGTACCTTGAGTCTTCTTTGCAAGATTATTAACCTTACTTTCAAACATTTGCTTTGGAAGATTTACAATGTCTTGAATGGGAACGTTCAAGAGATTTGCATCAATTCTTTCAGCAATGCGTTCTTCTGCCATTTCCAACGTAATGTACAGAACGTTCCGTCCTTGGAGCAAGACGGAGCTAGCCACATGGCACATGAATAGAGATTTCCCGACACCCGTACCAGCAAGAGCGATGTTAAGAGTTTTGTTAGGGAGACCACCTTTCGTGATTTTGTTAAAGTACTCAAGATCAAATTCAATTTTATCCTCCTTTTTATGATATGATTCGTATCTTTGTTCATAATCTTGTAGATAATCATGTCCAACATGATTATCAAAACTCACAGCAAGAGCATCGGAAAGAATAGAAGGAATACTGTCACGATTCTTCTTTTCATCTTTACCATCAGCAATATGAATAGATTCCATCAATGCCAAATAAATGGCACGATCACGACACCACTTTTCTGTCGTATCAACCAGCCAGTTAAACTCAGAAGGAACATCGTCCAAAGAAGAAATTAAATGAACAATTTGCTTAAAAGATTCGTCATTAATATCTTGACGTTTCTCTACTTCAATACAAAGAACTTCTTTAGTTGCTGGTCGATTGTACTCTTGAACAAAAGAAAGTATTTCTTCAAATATGATCTTTTGATTAGGATCTTCAAAATATTCAGATTTTAGAAATGGTATTACTTTTCGAATATATTCTTCATTGTATAAAAGGTTTCTAAGAATTAGAAACTCAACTTTCTCCATAACTAAATTCCTTTCGTGCAATTTGATCAAGTTGTTCCATTACTTCAGGTGTGAAATATACTTCAGGTTCTTTTAGAATCTGCTTAGCATAAATCTTTTTACCATCCATCTCATAGCGTCCTGCTACATTCTTCCAGAGTCCACCAATCTCACCAAGTTCCAGAAGACCATAGTAACGATCAAGACCGCGCTCATCATAATACAAACGGACTTCAACATCTTTGTTCTCCTTACTCAAACGCGATTTAGCAGTCTTAGCCTTGATAATATTTCCGACCACTTCCGTTCCATCCTTTTCTTTCTTTTTGCTGAGATAAATGATCGTGCTTGCTGCGTACTTGAGTCCAGAACCTCCTCCCATTTCTTTAGTTGGTACGTAAGCTCCGATGACATCGTATGTATGATTTGTGACAATGAGCGGGACATTTGCTTGACCTAGTTTGAGTGTGAGCATTCGGAATGCACCTTTAATAAGTTGAGATTTAGTCATATCTCGAACTTCTTTTTCATTTAGTGCATCGGTAATCTCTTTGGTTGTAGAGAGCATACCTAAAGAGTCTAGCACAAACATGCAAGGTTTGCGATCTTCTACTGGCGCTTTCAGATACATATCTACTGCTTTGAGCGCCTTTGTGCGAAACTCTTCAATAGTAACAACGTTAACAACAACCAAACGAGTAGTATCAATTCCACGAGATTCTATAAGTGATTTAGTGATAGCAGCCTCAGTGTCAAAGTAGAGACAGTAACCATCGGGATTAGAATCAAGAAAGTTCTTAACCACTGCGAGAGAGAAAAAAGTCTTTCCAGTAGAAGACTCTCCAGCAATAGCAGTAATCTTATTCCCAGATACACCGCCAAATATACTACCTGAAACCAGTGCATTAAAAATGTATGAACCAGTATCAACATAAGTCTCAGTCTCATCAATATCTGATGCTAACTTGGTAAAGTCATCACCAATTTCTTTTACAATATCTTTAAGGAAATCCATAATTATTTTCTGTTCATAGTTTTATTTTGGTTGAATTTGTAAGACCATAATTTGTTATAAAGTTGTGGTTCTCTATTTTTTAGAACCTCAACGATGGTCTCAAATTCTTTTTCAGTAATCGGCAATTCCATCAAATAAAAAATGCATCTAGGTTTGTTGTCTTTTCTACTTTCCATCCAATCACGTCAAGAATAATCTTGAGTGGTTCTAGAAATGCTTTCTCAAATTGTAGTTCATAATCTATGTATTTGTCAAGATTAAGTTCTTTAGGAAACTCTTGAATGAATGAGATTACATTTTCATGAATAGTATTTGGTTTTTTGAGATAGATAAACTTAATTTTTTCTCCATTTTGAATAAGAGAATATTTTCCTGTTAATTTATTTTGTTTAATATAATGATTAAACAGCAGTGCTCCGCGAACATGAATGGGAGTTCCCTTAATATAAAGATCTGAGGATGAAAAATATTTCTGAACATCAGATGCGGAACGTGGAAATGAAATTTGTTCTGGAGGTAATTTTTTAAACTTATCACGACAATTTTCAATGAACTTAATCATATTGTCCTCACTTCCACTCATCATGATGTTAAAGGAATCTTTCAACATCTTACGACAAGGTGCAGGAGTAGAAGATTTGATTGCCTCAATACCTTTAATTTTGAGTTTTGGTTCTTCATAGCGAACACCTTCGCTATCCCACACACTGAGAATATATCGTTTCTTCGCAGTCCAAATACCACGTTCAGCAATACATTCACGCTTCATGAACATTTTTTGGTCGTAAGCATTCACATAGTCAGCCAGTTCTTGGTAAGAACTTTCAATATACTTTTCAAATTCCAGATTACAGACCTTATCAAGGAACGAAACAATGCTTTGAGTAGTTTTCTCTCTGCCTTTGAATACATTTTCAACCAAAGGACCCATATTGATATACAGAGAATCAGTATCAGAAGCAATGACATAATCTTCCTCTTCAGTTTTAAGAATCTTGTTAAGGTATGAATTAACTTTATTCATAATCCATTGAATGGATACTTGTCCAGACAATGTGATTGCTTCTGCATTTGCTAATTTATAATAACGGAAGTATTGGTTTCCAATAGCACCATAGGCAGAGTTAAGTTGAATCTTACGTGCCATCTGGATATTGTTACAACGAGCAATCTCTTTGATTAGATCTTTGTTTTTGGTCTTTTCATATTCTTGCTCTGCTGCAAGCATCTTCTTTTTGAAAATTACACGTTCATTGTAAATCTTCTCCATTAATTCAGGAAGAAAACCGCGAACATCTTTGCGATACATAGCACCATTGGCACACACCGCATAATCCTTATACATTTCAAAAGTAAGATTGTGATTGAGAATCTTATCAACATTAACTGTTGGATGCCTTTCTTCTAAGAGAGTTTCTGGAGAAATGTTGTACTGCATAATCAGGTGAGGATATAGAGAATTCAAGTCAAAACTCACAACCCAATCGTACATTCCAGGAATCGGTTCTTTTACGTAAGCACCAGCATACTTCTCATCCTTACGTTCTTTATTTCGTGGTGGAATTACAATATCTCTTTTCTTAAGATAAGTGTAAATGATATTATCCCACATACGAACTTGATAGAACACGTCAGCATAATTCACCTTCGCATCATATGCCATCGTCAAAGCAAGTTCAATAAGTTTCATCTTGTCTTCCAAACGGTCAACAAGTTCTACGTCAATGATGTTATACTCAATAAACTTTTGCCAACCTTTAGTGTAGAAATCTTTAAAAGTATCGAACTCAGAGTGATCCAGTTTCTTTTGCCCAAGTTCAACTTCAGCAATATAGTCAAGGCGATAAGATTCTTGAACTTTATAAGTAAACTTCTTATAAAGATCAAGATAATCAAGTTGAGTCAAACCACCCACATCAAACGTCGTATGCTTACGCCCATTAATGAAAATCTCACCTTCAGTCACAAGTCCCCAATTAGAGAAACGCTTCATTAGTTTCTCACCAAGAACACGATTTAATCGCTTACAGATATAAGGAACATCATACATTTGAATATTCCATCCAGTAATCACATCAGGTACATCAACCATCCAATAATTAATAAAATGATTCAGGAGTTCATACTCAGATGGACAATGATAATAAGTAACATCATTACGAGTATTATTAAATGGTTTAACTCCCCAGGTTGTAATTTTCTTGGTTGTATAATCCTGAATACTGATAGACAGGATTTCTTCTGAAGCAGATTCTACATCAGGGAATCCTTGTTCTGAGGCAACCTCAATATCCAACGTTACAAGTTTGATTTTACTAATGTCAAACTTAATTTCATCTTCTGGATACTTTTCTGAGATATACTGATAGATATATCGATCATTTCCATAGATCTCAAATCCATCCACATTTTCATACTTACTATAAAACTCACGACAATCTCTAACAGTTCCAGGTTTTACAGGTTCTACTGCTTCTCCACTTAATGTTCTATACTTGGGGTCTTTTTTAGTTTTTACATAAAGAGTTGGAAAGAACTCATCTCTTATTTCAAATCTTTTACCATTCTGTACTCCACGAACCAAAAATTGATTTCCAATCAATTGAACATTAGTGTAAAAATTCATTCTTTAGTCAAGTCCTTGTATTTTTCAAGAAGTTTTGGTGTCGGATCAGCAAGTGTTAAAATTTTATCCGAATTCATCATAAAAGTATTTTCTTTTGTATATACATGAAGAAATGGTTCTAATGTTTGATCACTTCTTACTACAAACGGATTAACAAGTTTGCAATCAGGTTCTCCAATATCAGCACCAACTTCTTCAATCTGACTGATCAGAATTTGGTTGTTGGTTAATAACAATATTTTGACTATTTCCATTGTTTAAAATATCCTCTTGATACATTTTAGAAAGTTGATCGATTGGTTCCACTATGGTAATTACCCAATCCAAGGATACTGGAATTTTTGTATCCTTTGAAAGAAGAATCCAAGGAACTAATCTAATCTTAACAGAATCAGATTTTTCATCTTCTTCTTTCAATTTCATTTTAATATGACAAGGTTTATTGAAGATATATCCAACTACTTTTTCTTCAATAACCATTTCTTGAATATCTGCGATTACATCCTCTCCGGATTTCAATAGTGCAAGTTTTACAGTCATTTTTGTCTCATACCTCCGATTATTCTAGCAATAAAAAAAGGAGGAGTCAACCTGGATTTTGCCAGGTGCTCCTCATGCGCCGACGATATTCAATTATATTTATCTCTTTCTTTTAAACTTACAAACTTTCTTTCCAGGAAGCATAGCATATGTAGTGGTTTTTCCATAAC